AAGGGTAAGCCTCTCCTATTGGAGATATATGTCACAAAACACTTTGTTATATAGTCAATTGCAATCCGGAAACCAGTATTTTAATCTCTGCCGCGATTTATCGTGGATGAACAGTAAAAATCACGAACATACTGATCGTGATGGTCATGTTGTAGGTTACATTTGTAATGTTAAAATTCACGGCACTGTTTCGAATACTGTTTCGTTAGGTGGCGCACCAAATTCGTGGAAAATGCGTAATTCTTTTAGAAAATGGCATGCATATAGAACTTTGATGATGACTGAGGCAGGTGTTACTGAATCAGAAATGGGTCGATATGGAAAAACTATACGTCCATATTTAGATGCGTCCATGAAAGCTGGTACCATCAAAGACCCTGTTGGCTGGGATATATCAGGTACTCCTCCAGTACAAACACAAGAGTGGACTTACACTCAAATTGCGGCTGCTCCCGGTTTTGACAAAGCTGCGGTAGGTACTGAAGGTGCTGCAGCTGTGGATGTTTATGATCTAAACATTCTTGGCACAAATCAAGCAGATGTTACCACTACTTTGGGAACAGAGTATTATACCGCAGTCGGTATGATTCATTCTTATAATCAGGATAGGCAAGAAATCGTGACACCTACTCTCGATTCTCAGACTATTGAAGGACACAACAATCCTCTGGCTCTTTTGCGTCAGGGTGGTGCTGTTTCTGGTGGTGAAGTTATGGATATTGTTCAAGATCAAGAACTAGAGGCACCTCCGTATGATATCACAGATGGTGGGTTTTCTACATTCCCAGTAGTTGGAGATATTATGCAGATTAACCCAGGATTTGACGGCACTTCTTCAGTGCCAGTTCTAAGAACTGCTCAAGTTTTTGTTCCTGCTGGTTTGTTAAAGATTAATTGTTCAGCTAGCGATGGCAATGCTTCACTATTAATTGATGTTGTAGGCATGGTTCTTTGTAAGGACTTGGCATGAAGTTAGATTTAGAAACTGATATAGTAATTCCAGATAAGTTCTGGAGAATATTACTTTTGATTGTGGGTGTTTGTCTTGGTTGGAATAAATCCTCAATCCTTTTAATAATGGGTGTGTGAGAATGGGTTTAGTAACATGGTTGCTTGAACATCACCCCCAGAGCAGAATGAATCGAGTAATTTACGATACACAGCAAGACGGAGTTGTAGCTGGATTCAGGTCTTTAAAACATGAAACTATAGGTTTTGGTAAAGACGCCGTATTTGCGGGTTCTCTGCTATTGTCGCGTGGTGGTAGTTTGGTTATGCCAAACAATATCATAGCGGCATCTTTAGGAACAGGGGTATATTATGACCCTGGTAAAGTGGACCTTACATCATTTGGTGTAGTTGGTTATTACTTGCAACAACAAATAGAGTCACGTAGTCAGGATGAGAAGTCGGGCACTCAGGTGCTCCCAGTAAAACCGAAGACGCTACGTGGCAACAATAAACCTTCAAGACCGGTTTCATCCGGGCAGACGTCCAAGCCATTTTGGGCCAACGGTAAACCAAAATGTAAGAAAGGTTTTAGGTATGACTTTAAGCGTAAGCTTTGTGTCAAGATAAAATGAGTATTAGAAAATATAAATGTAAGCGTTGCGAACATATAACTGAAACTAGTGCTACAGTACAATACTTGAAATGTAGCAATCGGGAGTGTCGGGCATCTTTAAGTAGACGACACCAACTCGAATAAATGTGGCTTACATAGACTACGGGGAATGGTTCAACACTATCAGTAATCAATTTGAGACTGTAGAGGGTGTTTGGTGCAATTGTTATGATTGCAGATCTATCTGTGAAAATGCGGGAGGGTACGCCTATGTACACGGACACATATTTCATTCCAAGAACGAATACCGTATTCATAAATATGAAAGACGCCAGGCATATGAAGACTGGAAAAATAAAAAGATAATTCGAAAGCAGGAGCTGAAAAGCGCGCATACGAAGGAGACGGAGGCATCAGCTGGGCATGGAAGACCAGCTGGTGTCACCACTTTATTCGATTTAGATACCGGTAATATGGTACCTGATCCATCTATTTACGGTAGCGTAAGGTGGGAGACACTCTGGCGAGCATCTATCCGGGAATTTTAAAAGGCAACAGCCCCCGGTGGGAACGTCGAGCAACGCTCCGAAGGAGACAATGAGAGATGGGAAAGATGAACATAGTTCATTAGGGAAGCCGGTGATATGGGCCGGTATGTTCTTAACAAACAAGCTTAACCCCGGTTAATGGGTAATAGAAAAGCACCTTGTCAGATTTGCAGAAAACAACGTTCCTTGAAATGGGACGTGCCAAATTTTTTAATTTGTTATAGCTGTAAATATGGCGATAATTAACTATCTATTTGATAAAGGGTAAGCCTCTCCTATTGGAGATATATGTCACAAAACACTTTGTTATATAGTCAATTGCAATCCGGAAACCAGTATTTTAATCT